TATCAGCTTCTGCCATCTTACGCCCCTAACAACATTTTTTTAGCCGTTGGTGCCTGGCTAAGATCACCAAAAGGCGATGTTAAAATATTTGATTTCCCACCCGATGCTGTACGAGTACGTGTTGGGGAGCTGTCTTTACTGCCGCCAATTGATGTTGCTGTGTTAGGCTTTGTTCCACCTGCTGCTGATCCTCCTTGAGCAGATGCCATTTGTGTCGAAGCCACCCCCCTTTGTTTCTTAACTACCATCGGTGAAGAATTTCCGTAATCAGGTTCATCAAAATCTTGACCTCCACCCTCTATCTGTCCAAAACCTTCCTTTGGCCCATACATATCATTTAATGCTGCGCCACCTGCCATTAAACCCTGCACTAATCCACCAAAAGGTAAAAAACCAAGTACTGTGCGAGCAGTATTTTGAGCAGGGGTGTACCTATCGTAAGAGTTATATTTGAACGCCTGGCCTAATGTAGGCCGCCCCATCGTACCGCCAGTACCTGCTGGGCCTTGTACGCGAGCATTTGTTGCACTTATCGGTTGGCTTGGATCTGAACCGCCAGAACCTTGTGGTTCATTTTGATTTGGATCTGGAGTGCTTCCTGGAGCCATTGGATCATGTCGGCGGTGGTATAATTCCTGTCGGCCAGCTGTATCTGAGCCACGGCCAGATCCTACTTTCTTTTTGCCAGAAGCATCGGTTGACTCGTAACCATCTGCAGCACCCGCACCTGATCCAAAAGACATTAATCGCCTCCCAATAGACTAGGTGTTGATACGGGCATTTGCTCAGGCATCAATCCCCTGGGCCCAGTTAGAATAGTAGAGCTCACACCCCTTTTACGTCTTACACGTTCCTTATCTCGTGCGCTTGCAGTCCCCTCAGCCTTAATCGGAGCTATGGGGGGCAAGGGTGCTGGGGGTGGAACTGCTGGGGCCGCCGGAGCACTTGGCTTTGATGATAGAAAACTCATATGTTTGCCTCTAATGGGTTGTAACTACTTTCGGCAAATGCCTGGGGGGCTACCCCGTTATTTGGTGCTGCCCGTTCTGCAATAGCGCAATAACGCCAACAGTCTGCAGCGTGACTTGACCAATCATGTTTTGGCTTTGATCTAAACATCCGGTTTTTCGGATCGTAAACTCTGTGGTAGAACCTGAGCGATTCCAGCAGCTGGTGACAATTCTCCTTATCAAACCAGGTGCGCGGTATCAGCATCTTGGCTGCATGTATCCCATCTTCTATTGGAAGCTTTGGAACCACTTTGAAATTGATACCCAAGTCATATGCAACTTCGCGACGACTTTTTCCGCTGCCCATTTCACGTACTTCAATATCCCACGGAGCGTGGTGAGTACCATAGAGATAACCTTTTTCATCTAACATCCTCGCATAAAACGGTAAGCCCTCGTTCCGTGCTTCAAAATAATCTATAACGTGTAACGCCCGACCTACCGATTGGGTAAAAATAACTGAAGTCGCGTCATTAATTCCCAAATCAAAAAAAGTGTCTACACGATAAGTGCTATCATAAGGCACATGCGTCATCTGCCCTTTTTCTTCAATATCGCCTAGCTCGTTTGCGTATACAGCCCCTGGCGTTGCCGCCTCAAAACTACATAAAAATTCCTGTTTATAAGCATCCTCATTCATTGAGGCTCTGGCTGCGTCCAGTTCTTTCTGAGGTAGAATATTTGTCTCATCAGCCTTGTACATCACCCTGTACCAATCAGGGTCATCTGCTGCCATCTGCCAATAATCATAAAACAAATTATGTCCTGATGGCGTGCCTACCATGCAGCACCAGCCCTGCCTATCTACCAACATCGGCCTGATTACCTCAGTAAAGATCGTTTCTGAGAGCAATCCCATCTCATCCATAACGATGCCGTCTGAGTACATTCCCCTCAGCCTACTCTCATCCTCACCGCCTAGCAGCTGTATCCTGGCACCATTAGGCAAGTCACACCTGAGCTCAGTCTCGTTAAACTTAGCCCCTGGTATGCCTCCAGCAAACTGATGCATATAATCCCAGCTTACCTGCTTTGCCATCTTGTAGCTGGCCGTTAGGTAGTGAAACCTGGGACTTTGCTTTGTAGACAGTATAGCGGCCCTTAGAAGATGATTTAAAAGGCATACAGTCTTGCCCCATCTGCGATGGCAGACGACTACAGACCATCGATACTCATCGAGTTTAGTGTGTAGTTCCTGTTGAAGAGGACGCGGTGTGTATGGAATTGTTATCTCAGTCACAGAGGCTCCAAAGGTTCTAAAAGAGTATATACGCTATAACAGGTGGCGGGCGATCTCTGGGGGGTACGGGGGTGACCGAAATTTCAAAATAAATAGTTACCCCTCCCCCCCTCAGTGTACTAAACCGACACTCATGCCATAGTCACTATAGCCTGGCGTGTAGCTCTAGTCTTTCTCTAGTCTTAAAATCTAAATAACATCCAGGGGTATGCCATGCCATGCCCAGCTGCTGTCGATCCCCGCTGACATCGCGCGCGAGCTGCTATGCCAGGCTGACTCAGACACACACTGTTCTTCAGCGCATACATCGCAACATCATACCCGCGACTATGAACATCAGCAGCACGATCAGTCCCAACGATAAGCCTTGGTTCACCTGCATCTATACGAAGTATATAATTAGCTGTGCTATCAATGCCACGATCTCTATCATGCTGTCATCAAGCCTTTACGCTTACGCGCTAAGTTAGCTGCTCTCGACATCACTCTGACATTACCGGATGCGTTATCCATAGCGTTACCATTGCGATGATCTACATCCTTGCCATCACCTACGCGAACTCTGCCAGCCTTCATCAATTTGTATCTCGCCCTATTCCTAGATGCTCTCTTCTTGCGTCGAAGCGTAGTCTCTCCAGCGTACTCAGCCTGGTAGTCTCGTGCCATCTCAGTAGCCGCTACTCATCAATCGCTTCTTTGTTTTCTTCTTCACATCGGCAATCTGTTTCGATCTGCTTGAGCCCGTTGATGCTTTAGATTTTTTTTTCTTAGCCATCTTCACTCTCCACTAACTTTATAACTGTTGCTGTTTCTGAATTTTCGGTCTGACTGATCGCCGTCTGATCTACGCCGCCTCCCCAATTGAGCGTTATCGTATTAGCAGCTGCTGTGTCTTCAGCCTTGTTACGAATACCTCGTGGCTGCATTCGTGCGAAACAGAATTTTAGTGTGTCGATTTCAACCCTTCTGCGCTGTACCTCAGCATTCAAAGTCTGCTTATCAAATCCATCCAACGGTTGTCGGGCAAGATCCATCATCTCATCACTGAGCACTTCGGCACCAATTGCCCTCGCTCTAGTGTAAACATCGTGCAGTTCTTCATCACGCTGAACAGCCTGGAGTACTGTTACCCAATGCGGCATCTTATCGTTGCGATCACAGATCGAGCGCAAGCTTTTACCCTTCGCCAGCTCATCGCAGACCAGCTGCATCTTTGCCTTGGAGAGTTTACCTGCCATTCGATTTCCTGTTTAAAAAAATAGAGAACACCCAGCATAGATATCCTAAAAAATAGCTGCCACATTGCTGCAGCAGCTAAGTTACACTAGGGAGAATAGAAATAAAAAAACGCGCTGACCTACTGAGGCAACAACGCGTCCAACATACAAAAACTTACGGCCATTTCGGGTCTTTCGGCAACTACTATTTTTGAACCGACTCAATTCCATTTATTCGAATAATACAAACGAAGCAAAGCTTCTTCGTATCGATCCTTAACTGTCTTTCGATTTACCTTGAGTAGCCTGGCTAACTTAGACCACTTCGGCCCTCGATCTCTGAACGCTGCGCTGTGTGCTGCAGCCCAAAGCAAATTTCGGTCAGCCACCCTTGGCATCGATACAATCCACCCCAGCACCTTGTCGTACCTGCTAATTTGAACAGCTGTTGCTGTCGGTAAATTTACTTGGATAGCTGTTGGTGCGTATGCCAACCACTCAGCCTTGATGTCTGGCCAATTTGTGTACACCTGCTTACGAATAGCTGGCGGTAGTCTGCGCTCAGTCTCAGCGGCTTCGAGCAACCATTCGTGTAATTTTATCACTGATATTTTTCCTTTCATTTTCGGTCATGTCTCCCAGCTCTAGCCAGAACGCACTAATCTCCTGGCGTGATAAATTCTTTTCAGCAAATTCGTGTAGGGGTGATCGCCGCGGCCGCTTGCCTTCAACCACGGCTCGATAATTTGTGTTCGACATTTTCACAGACTTTTTCAACATCGAATTGATCGCGCTGCTATAAGCTTTATTAGAAGCTTTTTTTATAGGGTGTTGATAAGTTTTATATGCATCTATAAACCTAAGAGAATCTATAAGCTTATATAAACCTATATGACACGAAATTAAATTTGCTTTTACCAGCTCCTCCAAACACTGTTTTATCCTCAACTTTTGCACACGGTTATCCACAGCATTTGTGAGTTCTTTTTCAGTGCCTTTACCATCCAAATCTATCAGTGTTGAAAGCACCAAAAATGCATCATGTGAAATCATATCAACCCCATCTGTCGATCATCAAATCGGGCTGTTTTCTTTGGCCCCAAATATTCATCGAAAGTAGTGTTACGCCAAAACCTATAAAGATTTGTCCATCGCTGAACATCTCGCAGCAGAGATAACGTCCAATCGAAACGTACCTTTGGCTTTTTAACCAGGGCATTTAACTTCATGTACGGCTGCGCGTAGGGTTCTCCCCCCCAACCAAGTACCTTGTTAATTCTATCAATACAGCTGTCGAAAGGCTCATTACCAATTAGAACATAGACCCGCTTACGCTTAGTGCTTACACCTTTAAGCATCTTCATTACCCGTTCAACGTGCGGGCCGTCACCCTGGTCATCATAGGCAAATCGCCACGGCCCCTTGTTAATTGGCTTCCATCGATCAAACACTTCTTCAGTAAATGTCCTGGGCTCAAAGCCTGAGTTAGCATCAAGCAGCGGCACATTTTCGGTCTGATAACGCGCCACAATATGATCTTGAAAATCACCTGGTAGAGCCGATAAGTTGTTGTCACACAAAACAGGCCGCGCAACAAAATTATCAATCATCGTAAAATCTTTGCCCTCCATTTTAGGCACAATACAAAACCAGCAGCCAACC